GGGTTTGACCCCTCTAGCAATGATTACTATGATGCGCTAGATTCTCGAATGAGAGATGCATTTCCACACAGGTTTTCTGATGCGGAAGATGCACAAAGAAATAATCGTTCCGGTCAATCAGTTGCGGGGGTATCTCGCGGCAAGTCGTCCGGACGCGGCAAGAAGGTTCGTCTCTCCCCGAGCCAAGTAACAATTGCCAAAAGATTGGGAGTGCCACTCGAAGAGTACGCAAAATACGTTAAGGAAGGACAATGACTGATAATCAACAAGATGAAATTGATGCCATCAAGAGAACTTCCCGCGCAAAATCATCACGGGCGACACAGGTTAGAAGAAAACCGTGGAGTCCACCGTCTAAACTAGACGCGCCCCCTGCGCCAGAAGGGGTTAAACATCGTTGGATACGTGCTGAAGTTCGAGGGTTTGATGACCGTAAGAACGTTAGTGCTAAACTAAGAGAAGGTTGGGAATTGGTAAGACAGGATGAATATCCAGATTTTGAATCTCCTGTTATTGATTCGGGTAAATATGAAGGTGTGTTCGGAGTGGGAGGCTTAATGTTAGCTCGTATACCTATTGAAACAGCCAAAGAAAGAACTGCATATTTTGAACAAAGAAATGCGGATCAGATGGAAGCTGTGGATGATAACATGATGCGAGAGAACGCTCATTCGACAATGACGATTAATAAACCCAATCGTCAATCTCGTGTAACTTTTGGTGGTTCTCAAACTAAGAATTAGGACCATCTTTTAGGATAAGGAAACCAAATTATGGCAAATCAACTATCAGGCGGCTATGGTCTTCGTCCTATTGGTAAAGTGGGTGGCAATCCTTTCAATAATGCGACAACGCAGTATGAGATTGCTAACGACTACACAACAGCTATATACAATGGCGGAATAGTAATTCCGTTAGCAGGAGGCACTATCGCGATTTCCGATCAGGCAGTTGCTCCTCTTGGCGTGTTAGGTGGTGTGGAATATGTTGACTCAGTAACTGGTAAGACAACATGGCTCAACTACTGGCCCGGATCAAACAGTGTAAGTGTTGATACGAATCACCCTGTAAAGGCATTCGTATATGACGATCCAATGCAACTCTACGTTGTTGTTGCAGATGGAACGAACACCAATAGAGCAACTGCTCTTGCGGACACTTTTGCGAATTGTGACATGGCTAGTGTAAACAGTGGAAGCACGAACACAGGTATGGCATCAGATATGCTAGACATTAGTTCAGCGGCTACTACAAATACTTTAGACGTTCGTATCGTCGGTCTTTTTGAGGATGAGGGTAATTCCGATTATTCCGCAGCAGGGCATCAATACATTGTGCGTTTAAATCATCCATACAATTCTGGCGTCGGTGCGGCTGTAGGCACTTTTGCCACAACCGCGATATAAGGAGGTTAGGATATGGCAATTTCTCGCGCACAACTAGCGAAAGAGCTAGAACCCGGCCTAAACGCCTTGTTTGGACTGGAATACAACCGTTACGAGAACGAGCATTCAGCTATTTTCGATGAAGAGAGTTCTGATAGAGCTTTCGAGGAAGAAGTGATGCTTTCTGGTTTCTCAACAGCACCTGTCAAGCAGGAAGGATCTTCTATTTCCTTTGACAGCGCTCAGGAGACCTACACTGCTCGTTACACACACGAAACCATTGCTTTGGCCTTCAGCATTACTGAAGAGGCTATTGAAGACAATCTTTATGATCGTCTTGCAAGCCGATATACTAAGGCTTTGGCTCGTTCCATGTCTCAGACAAAGCAAATTAAGGCCGCGTCTATACTAAATAATGCTTTCAGCACTGGAGCAAGTGCGATTGGTGACGGAGCGGCGCTCTGTTCATCTTCTCACCCATCCACTTCTGGAAATCAGAGAAACCTTCTCTCAACAGCTTCTGATCTTAATGAGACTTCATTAGAGCAGATGTTGATTGATGTTGCAGGCATGACTGATGAAAGAGGCTTGAAGATTGCAGTTCGAGGATCAAAGTTGATTATTCCAAAAGAACTACAGTTTATAGCTGAAAGAGTGGTTAACTCAGCATTAAGACCGGGAACATCGGACAATGACTTAAACGCAACTAAGAGTATGGGAATGCTTCCAGACGGAGCAACAGTAAACCATTTCTTAACTGATACAGATGCGTGGTTCATTAAGACTGATGCTCCTAATGGTTTCAAAATGTTTAACAGAGCAGCTATTAAGACTGCTATGGAAGGCGATTTTGACACAGGAAACATGAGGTTTAAAGCTCGTGAGCGTTATTCCTTTGGTGTTTCTGACTGGAGATGCGTATTCGGTACACCCGGAGCGTAAGCTAGTTTATTTAAGGTTGTTAGAGGGCGGCGAAAGTCGCCCTTTATTTTTTGTAAATACTTGTTATAATGATTTATCCCTGACAGTCACATGGTGTGACTGACATTTGCCACGACAGGAGGAAAACATGGCTAATTCAACTTTTTCAGGACCAGTAAGGTCCCAGAATGGAATGAAAGTAATAAGTAAGGATTCTTCAACTGGTTTGATCCAAGATAGAACTTTACACGACATAGGTTTAAAAGACACTCGACGATTTTATCTAGAAGAGTGGTTTCTTCAAAGACCGGGTCTTAATGCAGATATAGACCAAGTATCTACAGTAGAGGTTCAAAGAGCTTTGAACAGAAACTGGGAAGCACTTGGTACTAACATGACTACTGCATTATGTACGTTTAATACAACTTCAGCAGGAGTTGTAGCAACAACGGCAGGAGCTGATCAGGACCAAGCAATATTAACCCCTCATTTAGATACGGCAGCCACAGCATGGGCTGGTTGTAAGTGGGGAACCGAGAACCAAGTTCATTTTGAAACATCTATTGCTTTACCCGCAATCGACAATCAGTGGGCGTGGGCAGGTTTAAAGCTGACCAATGTTCCTGAAGTTGCAACGGACGCTAACCAAGCCTTTTTCGTATTCGGAACAGATGCGGACAATGCGGGTCAAGCTCTGGACGATTTTACTAAATTGCATTTTGTTCATAGCATCGGTGGAACAGATTATATTAGTCAGTTACCGATTACGGTAGCCGCTACTACTATTTATCATCTAAAAATTGCATTTGACAGCGATAGAAAGATGTCCATCTTTGTTAATGGTACTCAGTATAACATAACAAGTACTTCTGGTTCTACTGGTGGAACGGCTGTTACTACTGGAACTACCCAATCAGCGGCCATGACCGATGATATTGATTTAATTCCTTATATAGGGATTGAAGCAAATGCGGCAGCGGCAGAAGCGATACATTGTCATTATGTTGCAATGAGTAGGATAATTAACGAATAAAAAATAAGTGGGGGGTAATTCCCCCACATTTTTAGGAGAATTATATGGCAAGTTCAGATGTAAAAGCGCTGACAGTTAACGATGAAAACGCAGCTGATGCGGATAGATTAGTTACTGCGGCAAGACCTGATACCTCCGCAACTATGGCACAAACCACTCATGCGGGTGGAGCGGCTAGAAATGTTACGGTCACTACGGCGGGTACGGGTGATAACAGTAAAACATGTACTATTACGGGAACGGATGTATTTGGCGATGCGATGACGGAAGTTATAACATCAACAGGTTCCGCAGAAACAGTGGCGGGAGAAAAGTTATTCCTTACTGTTTCCGCAGTCGAATGTTCCGCAAAATATGCCGCCAATATTACGGTAGGTTCAGGTACGCTTTGTGCCCAAGCTATTGGTGATGGTGGTCGTATTCGTTTAAAAGGTCTCTCCGTAGTTTCTGGGGGCACAGCGGGAACAGTTTCGTTTTATAATGGAACCCCCGAAAGTGGTACGGCGTTGTTTAAAGCTAAGACTATTGGTACAGCAAACCAGACTATAGATAGATCGGTTCCAGAAGAAGGAGTTTTATTTGCAAGTGGCATGAGTGTTTCATACACCTTGGATGTTGCTGATATGATGACTTTCTTTTATGCATAAGAGGTTTACATGGCAGTTTCAGGAAGCACTAATTTTGAGTTAGATGTCTCAGACTATATTGAAGAGGCGTTTGAAAGATGCGGTTTAGAAGTTAGAACGGGTTATGATTTAAAAACGGCTAAGAGAAGCCTTAATCTTAAGTTAGCCGAATGGTCTAATCGTGGTCTTAATCAATGGACTATCACACAGCGCACACAAACTGTGGCAGCGGATGATACGGAATATTCGTTAGGAACGGATGTTATAGACATTCTATCAGCGGTTGTTCGTAGAAGTAGTGTCGATTATTCTTTGGAAAGAGTAAGCCGAGATCAGTATTTAAGTATACCT